GCCGTTCCTTGTGGAATTGGGTTTCACTTGCAGGCGCTAACTATATTGGCGTAGGTACAAACGTAAAGTTCTACATCCAGCAGAGTGGCTTCTACTACGATATCACCCCGATCGCTTCAACTGTAACGCTTGGAACAAACCCATTTGCTGCGGATGGCACAACCACAGTTACAGTAACGGCAACCACTACGGGGTTAACTGCGGGCACATACGTTACATTTTCTGGCGCTACAGGCACATACGCTTCTACGTTCAATGCTGAATACCAAATTGTTACCGTAGGGGCTAGTTCGTTCACAATTACTGTGCCGACTGCGTTGGCCGCAGGCGCTTACGGCGGTTCGGCTGTTGTAGCTGCGTATCAAGTCAGTGCTGGCCCTGCCACTCCTGTACCACTTCTTGGCTGGGGCGCGGGCTCTTGGGGGCAGGCGAGTACTACATGGGGTAACGGTGGTACAACTACAACAGCCTTGCGTTTGTGGAACCAAGTAAACTACGGCGAAGATTTGGTTTTTGGCCCGCGTGGTGGCAGCATTTACTACTGGGACGCAACCGGCGGTTTAACAACTCGCGGTGTCTTGCTTAGTTCTTTGGGTGGCACAGTAACGTTTACTAACGCTTCGCCGACTGTGGTGACTTCTACCATCCTGTATACCGAAGGCGCAGCGCTCCAATTCTCTGGCGGCTCGTTGCCAACAGGTGTCACCGCAGGTACTACGTACTACGTTTTTGAAGTCAACGGCCTGACATTTAAGCTTTTGACTGGAGCGGGGGCGGCAGTAAATACAACTTCCACGGGCTCGGGTACGGTGTCTAATATTGTTGACGTGCCGACTATACAGAACAACATGACGGTGTCTGATACATCACGTTTTGTAATTGCATTTGGTTGTAACGACTACGGCTCAGCCACGCTTGACCCCATGCTAATTCGCTGGTCATCGCAAGACGATATTTACAACTGGACGCCTGACCCTACAAACCAAGCAGGGTTTATACGTATTTCCCACGGCTCACAGATTGTTGCAACTGTGCAGACTCGTCAAGAAATTGTGATGTTTACCGACTCGGCTGTATATTCCTTGCAGTACCTCGGCCCTCCTTTTGTTTGGGCACCGCAGTTGCTTGGCGATAACGTGTCCATCATGAGTCCTAACGCGGCTGTGATTGCTTCGGGTGTTGTGTATTGGATGGGCGTAGATAAGTTCTACTCCTATGATGGTCGTGTGCAAACGCTTAACTGCGACCTGCGCCGTTTCATATTTGGTGATCTTAGCCAAGAACAGGCACTGCAAGTGTTTGCTGGGACTAACGAAGGCTTTAACGAAGTCTGGTGGTTCTATTGCTCGGCTGACAGCACGGCCATCGACAAGTATGTCATATACAACTACGTTGAAAGAATTTGGTATTACGGCACAATGAACCGCACTGCTTGGCTTGATTCTGGCTTGCAGCCGTACCCTATTGCGGCAAACTACTTTTCGGCTACATCTACAGGCAACTTGATTAACCACGAGACGGGACTGAATGATGATACGACCGGCACCCCTGTTGCGATTGATGCTTACATTAGCTCGTCTGAGTTTGATATTGGTGACGGCCATAACTTTGGTTTTGTGTGGCGCGTCATTCCTGACCTGACTTTTGAAAACGCTACAAGCACTCCCGCTGGCGCATTACCTTCAGTGTCAATGACTCTGCAAGGGCTGGTTAATTCAGGCTCTGGAGTTACAAGTACAGCTTCACAACCTGTGACTAAAAGTAACACATACGTTATTACAGAAGAGTTTACAGGGCAGATTTACACGCGCATGCGTGGTCGCCAACTGATCTTTAAGATTGCTTCCAACCAGATTAACACATGCTGGCAACTGGGCGCACCCCGTATTGACATCAGACCGGACGGTAGACGCTAATGGCTGAACTAAACGCAACCCCACCAAGCTTGCCACTGGCTCCAAGAGAGTACGATGCCCGTTACTTTAGCCAGCTAAGTAATGTTTTGCGCCTGTACTTTAATCAGTTATCTAACCCCGGCGACATGGGCGGCGCAACGTTAAATTTAAACCCCACTACGTTGCCAACAAGCGCAGATTTTGACACCCTTAGATCGGGTGATGTGTACTACGACATTTCGGGCGGAACTGCAACAAGTTACCCCTTAAGAATTAAAGCATGATATTATCAAACAACCCCCATTTTAAGAGGCAAAAATGAGCCTACACAAGTTTGCCGACATGGTTGCCAAGCAAGGCCGTGGCGAAGATTCCCTGCTGATCCACATGACGCCGGATGAAGTCCAGCGCCTACAGAAGTTTGCCGAAGCAAATGGCCGTTCGTTGACCATTAACCCAGAGACAGGTTTACCCGAAGCGGGTATGCTGTCGGACTTGTTCAAGGCTGTTGCCCCTATCGCTCTTGGCGCTTTCTTAGGCCCTGCTGGTGTAGCTCTTGGGGGCCCCGGTTTGACTGCGGGTATGGCTGGACTGGCTACGGGCGGTATTACAGCTTTAGCTACCGGTAGTCTGTCTCGCGGTCTCATGGCCGGATTGGGTGCGTATGGTGGGGCGGGTATCGGCGAGAGCTTGATGAATGCGGGGACGGGGGCATTATCGTCAGCCGCTGGCGCAGGATTAGTAGGCGATGAAGCTATACAACAGGCCGTTGGTGCAAAGTTGGCTTCAGCAACGCCTATGGAAACGTTGACTGCTGGATTTAATTCAGCTACGGCAAGCCCCGCAGCCATGGGGACTTTCGCTAAAAACAACCTTACTAATATTGGTATGGCGGCAGCCCCAATCATGGCAGGCGCTATGGTGCCGACAACGACCAAGATGCCGGAGAATACCGGCCCAGCATACATCCGTCAGAAGTTATACGACCCTTACACCCAGACTTACAAATCCCTAACACCAATTAAGGCCAGCGAGTTTGGTAGCCGCAACTTTTCTGACGCATACACAAACCCACAAACAGGACAGATGGCTACGTTAGATCAGCGTCAACCTACGCCTATGGCTGGTGGCGGTATTGTGGCTTTGGCTGGCGGTGGTAATGTTAAACATTTTGCTATCGGTGATCTTGTTAAAGCAGACATTGACAAAGCTTATGCCGCAGGCGATTACGCCAAAGTAAATGAACTTGCCCAAGCAAACAAAATTACTGCCGCTGATGTGGCCGATACATACAAAGGTTTTGATACTTCTGGTTTGGCTGGCTTGGGCATTAACTTATTTACACCCCCAGCAGCGCCTACATACACACAGTACACCCCAGAACAAATGGGCAGTTTCTTATCAAATCCCGTTAACAAAGATATAGACCTTGGCAAAGCAATCAAAGACACAAACGCTGACCCTGCAGCAGTCAACCGCTATATTGCTAGTTTAACTAGTCCGTTTGTCGGTTCTACAGAAACTGGTCGCGGGTCTGGCACGTTTGGTATTTATAACCAATTTGTTGACAAAAGCATTAGCCCTGATGAGTATTACAAAGCAGCTTTGGCAAATGACCCCAAGTACGCTGGTTACACAAAGGACATGATTCAAGAGCTTTACAACTTAAACAAGGGGATGTATGGGTTGTCGGATGCCAAAAAAGGTGTTGTAACAGATAAGGACTGGGCTAAATTGATGGTTGGTAAGGGTACATGGGATAACCCGCAGTACGACGTTAACGAAATGGCGCAGGCCACAGGACTTTCTATTGCCGAAGTCCGTGCTCGTTATGAGTTGGAAAAACTTAAAGCAAATCCCACCATAAAAACCATTAATACGTTTACAGGCACAGGCGGTACAGGGGTAATCCCCGGCGGCAACTACGGCAACGTAACTAATCCCGGTGACATTACAACCAATCCTGATGGCACAGTTACAGTTCATCCAAACATCCCCTACCGCCCTGATGGTGGTTTCTCAGGTATGGGCGAAGTTAAAGACGCGTACACAAGAGGTGGTGGCAGCTTGGGCTACACAGCCAAAGCGCCAAGAACTATTGAAGAGTTCAATCAGTTGTACAACAAGCAGACTGGTGACTCGTTGGCCGCGTATGACTACCTCATGGGCAAAGGCGGGGGTAAATACCCCGTACAAAGCAAAGCCGCAGCTACAGGCATCATGCGCCCATATTTCAGCGAAGGCATGCGCTACAAGCCTAAGTTTTTGTCCTACGGCAAGGATGGGGAAATTGTATCTAGTGGGACAAGCGGTGCAACCGGAGATGCAAAAGCCACCGACTTAACCAAAGCAAAGACCATTGAAGTCGTTGACTCTTCTGGCGAATCAACACAAACATACACCGCCGTGCTGCAACCCGATGGCACGTATTTGGCAGGTAATGGCAAAAGCTACGA